GGTATCACATCTACTTGATCGTAATCAGACTGTTTAATTTTACGATCACCATCTTCTGGGTCGTACGCGTATTCTTCTGGTGTGAAATCACGAATGATGTCTTTTAATAGACGGAACTCTTCGTGCATCGAGTAGTGAATACGTGCCTGAATTGCAGACATCGTCTTCAATGTTTTTTCCAGAATAGCCAGCGTAGTCCCAACTGGGGACTCAGATGACATATCAGATACCGCTATATTCCCTGCATTGGCGAAGTTACGACCTTCTTCAATGATCTGATTCATCAACGACGCTAGAACTTGTGACGGTTCCTTATAGGGTAGGGGCAGGATGTTGTCCCTAATACTTCCACTCGGGACATCGACATCTCTAAATTCTCCCGGGGTGATGGGGGTGTCATCTCCCTTGACTCGCAGTCCTCTAGATTTAAGCCCGCCCGGAAGGTTCGAGAGGGTTCCTGCATCAACCAATTGACGCAGAATGGATGTGCCGGACTTGGCAAAGGCCCCAATGAGGTGGATAAGGCCGAAATTATAGAAACCAAATCCGGGGATGTATCCATAGTGTACGAAGTGTGAGCGTTTTTGTTTTAACTTATCGTCCGGTTTCCAATTGCGCCTGATTGAAAGAACTGTTTGCGTGTTTTTCTCAATCGTAACGATGTACGGAAGAGCAATGCCCGTCTCTTCTCCATCTTCATCAGTGTCTTCATAACCGGGTAAGTCGAGGTCAACCTGCATCTCAAGGATGCGATAGCGGTCGTCTGACGTGGCCCTAAAGCCAAGCTTCTCAGCAATCTTTTTCTCAACTTCCTCGATAGTATTAACCGGGTCGCCAAGATCGACGTCGAGGTAAAAACCCGCAACCTGAAGTTTTCGTAGCTCATTCTCGCTCTTCCTCATAACGTGCGTTACACGTTCTGCTGTCTTCAAAGAAGTAGCGCCATAAGGTACAACTACATCTTCAGCAGGTACAAACAACGATACCTGACGACCCCATGATGGGTCGAAGTACACCTTCTTGAACGCATTACCAGCTAAGCCCAAGCCCCATAACATGCGCTCATGTTCTGGACGATACTCAGGCATTTCTTCCGTCAAGCGGAAATTCATATCCGTCTGTACACGCTCCGCCGCAGCTTTCTTTTCCGGAGTTTCTTTGCCAATGATCTTAGCTTTAACCGGGCCAGCAGCGGGGAACGTCTCCATGATCGTTTCGCTTTGGAACTTAACAAGCGCTTCAGCGAGAAGAGGATGTGTAACGCCGCATGCTCCCGCCCAAGGTTCAGTTCTTTCTTCAAGCTTCATCCCCAACAAGTCAAGGCCGTCAACGTACGTCTGTATCCAATCTTTACGACTAGATAAATCATCCTCATACGCGTCAACCAATTCACCAGCTAATAGACTTAACTCATTGTCCGGCATGTACTCGGCTAAGTTATCTTCAAAGCCTTCTTCGTCGTCGCTCGGCGCTATTTCTATTTCTAGCCCATCTGTTCTAAGTTTTACTGACTCTGGGTCTTCAATCTCAATCTCCAGATCAGGCTCTAATCCTTGCGCAATCCCTTGCGGGGCCGCGTACAAACCTTTTTCGATGCTCATCTTTATTCCTCGTAGAATTTATATGCCCAGCACACGGCGGTGTATCTAACTCCGCTTGTTACCGGTGTTACACGGTGTTCAGCTTTCGCATCAAACACAACTATGTCTCCCTTGTTCTTCAGGAGGTTGTCGCTCTTGTCTTTAATCTGTAGCAGCCCACCTTGAAACTCCGATGGGTCATTTAGTAGCATCACTAACGATACTGCTCTAATTTTGCCGTTTTTGGGCGGAAGCACGTCGTTATGCCACATGTAATGCCCATTTTCGCCATATCTTATTACTTGAACCACGTCAAAGTCGCATATAGTCTTAGCCCACTGACCGTTGCGCTCACCATCTATTAAGTAGTTCTTACACACCGAGCCAAGCGGGGACATCAAGTCTTGCGAAACAATACTAGCCCTGCGGAGTACCTTGGATACTTCTGCCCCAGTGTCCTTATATATAGTGGCGTCTGCTGCCTGCGCCCAATCAATAGAGCCTTTAACGTAGTTACAGAACTCACGCGGCATCGCCTTCTCGTAGTACATGCAGGTTAAGTTCGACATTAGTAGTAAGCCGCAGTTCGGCGGCGTCTAAAAAACTGAATCTCTTCTGGCTCATCGTTTGGCAGCTTAATAAAGCCGCCTTGCCTAAAGCGCAACAATGCTAGGGTGGTCGAGTCAACCAAGTCGTCGTTCATACCCGACGGGAAGTCATTGCACTCCTCAACTACCTCCATCGCCCACCGCTTGTATGGTGCCCACACAATGCCTGAGCGGAACAAGTCAGACACCGCATTAACTCGGCTCACCTTGTCTTGTCCTTTGCCCGGGGTAAACTCACCCACCGGTATACCCATGCGCCTAAACTCTTGGAACAGCACTGAGCCAGAAGACTTTTTCTCCACGATAAACGCATCGGGTTGCCACTCTTTATATTCTTCTAGTACAAGCGCTTTTAAATCCGGGTACTCCATGCGCTTCTTAATGCTGTTTAATAGTATGATCGCGTGATTATTAGTCTCCTCATTGAAGAACACACCCCACGTAGTTAGAGCGTTATAGTCGGCACGGGTGTTAGCTTCTTGGGCGGCGTCTAGCGCCATGATAATAAATTCGCATTTAGGCGGGTCTTCCTCTTCCCAGACTTTCCACCACTCCTTCTTAATTAAGGCTCCCTCTTCTGACGTTGGCTCCTGCATGTACTGTGCATTCCAGTATCGAATATCCAGTGATGCCTTTTTCGCCAACAGCTCTTCAAGCGGCCAAAATTCGGGCCAGAGAGGTTGGTCTTCGTCTGTGATGGCAGGGAACTGGACGACTTCCCACTCGTCGACTCCCTCAACACGTTCCATCTGCGTAACAATTTGTCCAGTAAGGTCAAGTTTGCTCCACCGTGTCATTACTACAATAATTGCGCCGCCCGGCATGAGACGCTGGAGAGGCCCGCTCTGAAACCATTCCCATGCTGGTAGAAACACTTCAGGTCTGCCGAGCTTGGCTTCTTGCTCAGAATGGGGATCATCAATGATGAAAAGGTCAGCACCGCGACCAGCCAAAGCACCGCCCACACCGATGGCGAAATACTCGCCATTAAAGTTAGTACCCCACCGCGAAGCGGATTTCGAGTCCGCCTGTAACTCAATCTGCGGAAAAATGTCACGATAAGCCTCCGATCCAACCAAATTACGCACTCTACGACCGAATTGAACAGCCAAATCAGCCGTATGGGAGGCCATAATTACCTTTTTCTGGGGATATTTACCCAGAAACCACGCTGGAGCGAGGTAGGATATGAGTTCAGACTTCCCATGACGAGGGGCGATGTTTACAATCACCCGTTTTTTCTTACCAGCAGCTATTTCTTCAAAGATTCTTGCCAATTTATAGTGGTGTGGCCCCACTTTATAGCCCGGATAGACGTGTTTTACAAAGTCTAGGAACGATTCCCGCCCCATTTTCTGCGCTACTTCGGACTGATACCGCTTTAAAAGCTCTGCTACACGCCGTTTCTGCTTCTCAGGCATATTGGGAAGCGCTTCTTTTAGCTTAAAAATGTCTTCTGAAGATAAATTACTCACTTTTTGACTCTCTAAACTCAACTTCTAGCACTTGTTCTTGCAAAACTTCTAGAGTCTGGAGCAGTTCTTTCTCAACTTCCTCAATAGGCTGTATCTTTACAGTCATCTCTGTGCGCTTCTTAAACGCATCGACGCCGTCTACCTCGCCTAATTTAGCAATAGCTGAAATCCTTGCCTTAGAGTCTTTGGCATTCTCTATCTCAGATACGAGTTTGTTTACTACATATAGTTTTAGATCGGAGAGTTCCTCAACGATCATGCAGTTCGATTGGGCGACCATACCTGCAAGGTAAGCCATCACTTCATTGGGATATTTAGCAAACTCCGGGCGGTGCGCCGGGTTCGTCATCATCTGTTTTGCCACTTCTCGGGCAGTCTCCATGTGTTCTGGAGTAGGTTCTATCGGGGTGTCATTGAGATCAGCCACTAACTTAATAGTGCGCGCCCGCATCTCTAACTCTTCGTGCGGAGAAAGAGAAGGCATAGCTTCATAAGCTGAAGCTGGTAAGGGAATATCTTCATCGATGTTTGGGACAATCACATTCATTGGGCTTCCTGTGGCCTATGTGATTTCCGGACTATATCACGAAATATTGTTTTCGCAATAGGGGAGGTTGGGACTCCTACCGGGGGGTGTTTTGCAGATGGGGGTGATTGAAAT